CAATCATAGTTTTCATGCTTATACTCCTGCGATAATGTCAGATTTACCGCTATGACTAATAGCGTTAAGACGTGGTGTAGTGGCGATAATTGGGCGTGAATTGACGCGCTTGATGGCGGCTTTTGTTTCATTGGCGCGTTTCATGATGATCTGCACGCCAGCCCCGGATTGTGGGTATTCTGGCAGCATCGCTACAGCCAGATTGCAGGCTATCGCGTCCTCGTAACCGGGCGGCAGGCTGATTGCATCGCTGCCTGCTGAGTAGGTAGCGACTATGCGATATGAGCGCAAGCGCAGCGTGTTAGTTGCCGTGCTTGGCGACGGCCACACAGTAATCGTGCCCGTGGTATAACTTCCATCCCATTTGTAGTGGGTCGGAATTTCTGCTGTTGTGGCTTCCTTGGTGGAAATCTTGGCGAACTGCTCTGGCGTCAGTTCAATCATCGGGTAATCAATGCCAGACGCACGGCAAAACAGGCTCTCGATCATGGTAGGGCGTGGAATGTTGAAACTCCCGCCAGAACCTACCGTATAGGCTTCTTGCGCTACCACCAGCGTTGCTGAATCTTCGCGCACATCGTAGGACATGAGGCGGTCATTCTGCCAACTTTCCAGCATGGCATTCAGCCCGACAAGAAAGTCGGCAGCGATGTTCGTTTCTAGCGCGACATTCGGCTCTGTCAGCCCAAGCATCCGGCCTGCGCGATTAATCAGCGTGGTAGCTGTAGCCATTATTCTTCAAGCTCTTTGCGCAGCGTTTCGGCGGATTTCTTGTGATGCGGTTTATCTCCGAATTTCTGCTCGTATTTGGCGCGAAGATCGGTAATCTCTGCGAGTTCTTTTCCGCTTTGATCGAGATCATTAGGTGATATTTTCGTGAATCCAGGACGCTTAACAATGTGCTTCGGTGCCATCCAATTGTCGTAAGTGTCTTGCTTCCAGCCGTTCTTCTCATGTTCGGCAACTTCACCGCTGCCCACATGCGTTGCACCATGTTCTGGATGGGTCATAAAGATAGGCATTTCATTCTTCCTTATAGTTGCTGCCGCCTGGCTGGCGGAGCATGAATTGATGGAAATTCCCGGCGTATTCTTTGTCTGCCGTGTGATGATTCAAATCCAAATCAGGAACCAGCCAGATTTCCCCGCCTGCATCAATCCAGTTGCGCGAGAAAGCGTAGTCCTCGCCCCACCATGCTCCGTTGTGTGCGCCGTGGTTGAACAAGTCAACGGATGGATTGAACTTCGGTCCATAGCAAAGATGCGGATATTCGGTCATGAATCGGTTTACCGCGCCTGCCGTGATTTTCAAGAATCCAGCAGGTACGCGAGTTGCTTTGATCGCCCCGTCATCCCTGACTTTTGGCGATCCATCGGCGTTATCATCAATCACGCCCATGTACTTTTCTTCATCTTCTTTGAAGCGGTATGTGCCTGCTACCACATCGCCTTCAGTCTCGATCAGCTTCAGCAAATCGGCTGGCTTCCAGCTTAGATCGTGGTCGATGAATACAATCACATCCGCCTTCGCATCCAGCGCCTTGCGCAGCATGTAGGAGCGGGCGGCGCTGATATACGGGTTGCTTATTTCACTGACCATGCAATCATCCCAGCCAGCGGCTTGAATCAGCGGAACGGATGCTTTCAGGCTATCCAGGCAGCACTGATAAGGACGGGTGATTGTGGGAATACAAAACGCGACTTTCTTTGTCACTTGATCCCAACTCCCATCATGTTGTAATTTTCGAGACGCTTAATTTCTATCCGGTTGAATCCAGCCGCTTCAAACGCATCGTGTAGTGTCTTGCTGGTGAATCCGGTTTTATGCGCCATGTGAGGGAATTCCTTGATTGCAGCGCGATAGCCATAAATCAAGTCGAGTCCGGTAATATCCCCGGCAGAGGATGTGTAAAGCACGTCCTCAGTTGGTCGCACATCTTCAAGATCTGGCACAAACACAATCGCATGTCCGCCAGATTTCAGAACACGCGAGAATTCACTTAAAGCTGTGTCTACTTCATGCTGGTGCAAATGCTCAAGCGCGTGAACGCATAGAACCGCGTCAAACTGCCCTATCTCTCCCATATCGATCATGCTGGCGATAATATCCGGCTTTACTCTTTCGTCTACATCCAACCTAGTTTCTTCAAATCCTTCCAACCATTCAGGAAGGCGGTCACTCCCACAACCGACGTGCAAAAGTGACCGATCCATTAGTTAGTCAACATCAAGATGCCCACAAACCCAAACCGGCCAGCGTGTTCATGATTTCCTGAACTTGAGCCACTTGCAGCGTGCCGAAACTTGCCGAAGTAACCACGTTGGTTGTGGTATGGGTTGTCGCTGTTGCGCGTTGAACTACGGGAGCCGTGCCGTAAAAGCCTACTTTATCGGCAGCGGCTTGCCCGACCATCGTGCCGTCAGGACGGCCATCAGAAAGGTGGTTATAATCAGCCATGTTATTTCTCCTTAATCAGTTAGATTGGGAAGGTATTATCCCTCCCGTTGGTTAGTTGGCGGAACCGATCATGCGGCAAGCCCAAGCTGGGCGAAGCGCAGCCATGCCATACAGAATATCCAGACGCATCAGCAATTCATCGTTGCGGATGTCAGAACCCATCCACAAGCGAATACTCAATCCGTCCTCGGTAATGGTCTGGCACTTGTGCGCATCGTCTAGAATCGGCAGTTCGGCGGTCACGAACTGGAACGCTTCCTTGTGATACATCAAAGGCTGCACGTAGCTGGTAGAGGCGTTGCCCACGAAAGTGACCGTCTTGGCATTGAAATCAGTGGTTGCCAGATCCGCGCCAGTGGACGAGCACACATTCTTTTTCGCGCCGGTCAGGTAGGTAGGTGGGCTGACAGTCAAAGCCGCCGTGGTGCTGGTAGCGGTGACGACAAACTGTTGTAGATGCGAGTAAGCCGCCTTGGTTTCAGGATGGCAGGCGTAGACACCGGCAACCGTGAACACCGCACCAACAGCAGGCGAAGTGGTCAGGGTGTGCATGTCGATAGCCGTGCCGCCATCCGTTACCGTTGCGTCAGCATCGGTATCAGCCGTCACGTCAGCACCGTTGGTCAGCGTCCAAAGACGCTCGTTCTCGTAGTAGTCGGCCATCGCAGTACGGGCCAGCATGCCCTCACGCCACAGCTTGCTGACATCTGTTTGCGGATTCTGGTAAGTGCCAAGAACAGTTGCCAGGCTGGACATGGTGACAGAATCCATCTGAATGCAACGGTTATCCTTTGGTGCCAAGCCTTGGTTCAGCTTAGCGCGAGCCAGACCTGGAACGGACAGGGTAGTAAGCGCAGTTCCAGCCGTACCAGCCACGTTGTAGACTTTCTTGGTTGCATAGGCCAGGAAATCGGACTCGATACCTGAACACAACACCGCCACAGCAGGCTCGATGTAGTTCTTGCTCAGGTTATCGAACGCGCCATCACTGTTCACGGATTGCATCAGTTCGGCAGAGTTGAAGCGCATGTCCACGCCGTCCTGTGTTGCAACGGTAATGGTTTGCGTGCTTTCGTTCTGGTCTTGCACATCCATCACGCGGGAGCCTTGGCGGCGGGTGTACTGGTTGGGATCACGCACGCGCAATGTCTGCCCGTTCGGGCCGCGTTGTGCGTCGTATTTAAAGGATGCGTCAAACTGGCGGTCAACCGTGCCAATGAATGACAGCTTTTCGTGGGCAATGCGAAGGGCTTCCTTCTTTACCCGATCAACTACTTTTAGAGTGTTACTCATGATGTCGTTTCCTTCTACAGTGCCTCACGGCATTAGTGGGTTTCCCGGCGCTTCACAGCGTTAGGGAAAATGGTTTATCGCCGTTTGGCGATTTGTTTCCTGCGATACTCCTTAAACTCCGAAAACGTCATGTCGGACGGGTCTTTTTCAGACTTGGCTTTACTGCCGACTGGCGTAATAGGTGCTGGCGTATCGGTTGCTTTTTTCACCGGCGTGGTGAGCTTGTCCTCAATGCGCATGAGTGAGCGGATTGCTGCTAATGGATGCTGTGTCGCAATCTGTTCGGCTTCGTCCGGGTGGCTGGCCAGGTAATACGCCAGCTTTGGACCATTTTCTGCGCCATGTCGCACAAACTGTTCAACGTGTTCTGGCATGGGTACGCTTGACGATCCGACTACATCAGCGAAATCCGGCAATTCTGCCGTGGCCTTGCTTAATTTCTCGTTCCAACTTTCGGCAGATTTAATCCGCGCTGCCTGCGCTCTTTCCTGCTCCGCCTGTTGGCGTATTTGCTGAAACTGTTGCTGTAGCTCTTGCTTGGCTTCGTGCTTGGCAAGCGCCTTGATGAATTCCGGGTCATACTCGCCACCCGCGTATTGATCCGGCGTCGGAGCGGCTTCTTTTGCTGGCGTTTCCGGCTGCTGTTTCTGTTCTTGTAGACGCGCGTTCTGTTCGCGCAAATACTTGGCCTCAGCCTCTGCCTCGTATTGGCGACGCACAGCACGATCTATGCGCTTCTGCACACCTTTTGGAAGCGGCTCATCGTCATCTTCTGCTTTCGGCTTTTCTGCTGCCGGTTCCGGTTTCTCTTCTGCCGCAGGTTCTGCTGCTTGCGACTCTGTTATTTCAATTTCTTCTGCTGGTGCTTCTACCACTTCCACCTCTAAGGTGTCATCAGACATTTGCTGCTCCTTGCATATCCGGAGCTTGTGGCGCACCGTTTGCCATTTCTTCCGCAGCATTCATCATTCCACATGCTGCTTGATTCATTTCATCAGCCGCGCCTGACATGGCGTCAGCTTTCCTGCCAAGTTCAAGCATGGCGATTTTTTTCTCGTAAGCCAGTTCTTTCTTGGCAAAGGCAAGCTGCATGGATTCTTTCTCGATGTCGTCTTGCATCGACTTGACTTTAATCTCGAAATCTTTCATCTTCGATTGAGAATCAGTTTCCTGCATACCTTGCGACAATTCTTGTAGCTTGGCTTGCATCTGCTGCAATACCT